AGATTATGCGAAGCGCCCAATCAAAGCTGTGCTTCGTGCTGCGCAAGTTCCTGCCGATGCCAAAGCGACTCAGCCTCAATCTGAACTATTTCGTAAAGCTCGTCTTCTTGAGCTGGAGTAATCGCTTTGAGTTGGCGAGCTGCACGAACGTATCCGGCAAACCAGTTGCGATATGAGTCGGCGTCCCAGCCGCTATGGACGCCAGCTCGAATGCACTCAGCAACATGCTGGCGTGATTCACCTATAGGGCCAAGCGGATCTTCTGTAACGATCATGCGAGCGACGGTTTCGGCCTGCATGCGAAAGAAGCTGTAATCGAACATTGCGGTAACTCCGGTGTGGTTGGAAGTGACGCCAATGTGCCGATTTAGCGATAAGGAAACATCCCCCTAACCTCCCATAAACCCCTTTGAGGGGGTTTGAAAGCCACGGATCACGGGGCTTTCAACGGAATCACTATTATGCGAAGCGTCCCCTGAAGGCTCTGGCCAATCATCATGGTGATCTTCAAGGGCTTCAGGATCATCTTCACGCCAGCCGCCTTCAGGGGCATAGATGACGACACCATCCGGGTCAATCAGCGTGATTTCCATGCGAAGCGCCCAATCAGAGCGCGAGCTGCTGCCGCAGCATGTCAAGCCACTGCAGATCAGCCACGACCATGCCGATGATGATGCCCAGGACGAGCACCACCAAATAACTAAAGAACCCCCGGCGCCGGGGTTGCTGCCTCGGCGAATGGATTCGCGCCGAGGAGCGATTGTTGCGACTCTCCTGAAACCATTCCCTGTCTTGAAGACCCACGGCTAGAACCTCCTACGTTGATAGATCGCGGCAGTATATTCGATGCCACGGAAAGGCATTGTGCATGACCCATTGCGTAGAGCGAACCGGAAGCGTCGAAACACTGGCAGCGGGTCGCATTGTAAATACAGCCGGAGACCGGCTTAGCTGTCTCGGTTTCTGACCAGTCATAGAGCGTTGTCGTAGCAGGCAGCGCTTTCTTCTGGCCCGTGGTGGCCGCTACGCGTACACCACTGGGCTCAGAAGGCGCTGCCATTGCAGAGGCAACAGGTTGATGAATGTCAGCTCCTGAGCCGGTTAGCAGGCTGCTCTCATTGGTTGCTGCGTTCCAAGCGACAAGCCCAGCGACTGCAAGGATGAAGCAAAGGAGCGCCGCGAGCTTCTTGGGCATCTTGAATTTGTGGGTGTGGATCGTGGCTGACTGATAGTACTGAAAATGATCCTTTGGAAACTTCCATGGGACGCTGTCTGCTCTGCCCTGCTCGCCTCGATCATTCGGAGAATCGACGGTGTGCTGCCACGTGTACTTGGTGACGATCTTGGCGCCGAAGGCGCGATAAAGATGGATGTGCTCGCCGGCCAGCTTGCGGATGTGGTGGTGCAGAAAGCTAGGCGACTGGCTGACGAACACAAGGTCGTGGCCAGTGTGCCGGTGAACTTCCATCTGGCGTAGCCGCTCGTCCTTGACCTCACCACGGTGTGCGGTGGATGGGTACAAATGCGGCTGCTGAGCTTCGTCGTAAACAACGAGCGAGCCTTCAGGCGTATCGCGCCAGTCGTCGGGAGCTGGGTGACACTGAGAAATTTTGAGGCCGGCGATATTGGCGTAAACGGGCCTGCCCTCCTCGACCGCCTTGAGAATCAAGCCAATGCAGTAAAGGGATTTTCCACTACCAGGAACAGCAGTGATAAGCGTAATCATGCGCGAGCCCCAAAGAATGTTTGAACCGCTTGAATTGAAGCGCGAGTGAGAAAAGCACTGCAGACAATGGACAGGCATTCAGGAATGCCTGCAATGCTGAGAATCTGGCTCACCTCAGCCGGCAGACCGCCCCAGCTAGACTGAACTTGCGCAACAAGCCGCTCAACCAGCGTGAGAAGTCCGTAATAAGTGAAGACACCGATGCCCATGGCAACGAAGATCTTTGCGATAACACTGGAAATTACCCAAACGCCAATAGTTACCAGAACTGAAGGCATAGTTAGTCACCCCTTGCAACGCCAAGCGAAATGTAAATAGCGGCGAGCAGAGCGCCGATGATAAGTATTGGCTTTAACAGGCCGGCCCACTGACAAGCAGGTTCCCAGCTGAATTCGAAGTCGCCAAGATATGTATTCAGAATCATTGGCGCTGGGCATATGGCGTTTCCACTGATCGTTACCGATTCGCCAAAATTTTTGTCCTCGGTGAATTGTGCGAAATCCACTTCATCCGGTTCAAAAGGCGTTTTAACCCATTCAATAAATTCGCAAACCGTTGGCATAAATGAACAATCCGTGGGCACCTCAGTTTCAGAAGCGCCCGGCGTACTTACAACAGGTGACGGCACCGGAGAGGTAGTTGTAACAGTTGTACTTGTATGCTGGCCATTGTTGTATGTATTGGTCGTATTAGTAGTGGTTGAAGTAACAGAAAGCGGATTGCTGCTAAAGTCGAAATTATAAGTGGGCGTTGATTCAATTACCGTTGTATTGCCCTCTGAATCCGTAGTTGTAGTGGTCGTGGGTGAACCAGATACCGAGGCGGGGCCATCGAAAATGGTCGAATCAGGATAATCGAACGTTCCAGGGACACTATCTAACGCCCCGCCGAATTCATCCCACATGCCGGCAGGAATGTCCGGTACATGCGAAGCAAGTTCATCGAAGTCAGCATCTGTAAAAGGCACAGCCTGCGGCCTTGTTTCATTGCATGAGAATGTCGCCAACGAATAGCCGTTAGAGCAGCTTATTACTTGGCGCTGCGAATACCCCATATACGCATTTACACAAGTAGGGCAGTAAATATTGCTATAGTCGCGATAGCAGTTCGTCCTGCCGGGGGTAGTTGACTGTTCCATAACGAGAACCCACTGACCAGGGGTTGGAGGACTCCCAGTCAGCGAAAAGCAGGCCGACCTTTCATCGGCAAAACGCCTCGGCATATACCCCCCAGGGGCATTGGACGGGTTCGCGGCGTAGTACTCACCCTCAAGATGGAAATCAGGTGTCCTAACAAGCGAACCATCTTCAACGTCAGACCCAGTAACCTGATCGAGCAGATAACCGAGAGCAACGGTTCCTATAATGGCCTGCGGGGAGCCTTTAGCAATCGTCTTAACCGCAGTCCCGACTCCGGGCCAACGAAATGTTTTCTTAATTGTCGTGGGGAGCCGCACAGAACCGGACGGCTCAACGCCTACGGTTGCTGTGAATCCTCGCGACTGGCCGAGGCCGTCAGCACTTGGTACATAAATCTTGGCCCCGGTGCCAGGGTCGGTAATTGGTGTGAGAGTGGCGGCGGTTACTGGGATGCTGAATAGAACAGCAGCCAGAACGAGGACACCATGACAAAGAAAACGAGCCATCCCGAGTACTCCCAGCCTTCCATATAAAACCCCAATAAAAAAAGGGGGCCGCTAAGCCCCCTATTTGCCGAGGCTCGAATTAACGAGCAGAGCGGCGGAAGTAGGCAAAAGCCACCACTACCAGTACAACAACGAACATTGCACCACCGATGGTTTGAACATCGCCTTTGAGTGCAGTGATCGAGGTCAGTACATCAGCGGGAATCATCGAGCCATCCATATTTCAGTTCCTTTCATGAGATAGAAGAAAGCGTATTAACAGTCCAGCTCCCCAGGCGGCGATATAACACGCAACTACCGTCCACCCGAGATTCAACCCTTCAGAAACACTGAGGGGCGGAATGATTGACGACTGCACAACCCATGTTTGGCAGATGCCGTTAACAAGTTCAGCGCAGACGTATGTATTCATTGTTAGTTAGAACCTGCTGCCTTGGCCTGGGCTGGCTGGCCAGCGGGGGCCGATTGAACCGGGCGCGCCTCTTGGGGCCGCAGCGGGATGCCGGCCAGCAGGTAGTCAACCGACAGATACTTGTCATTGACGCCGATGGTCACAGGGGCGAAAACCTCAACGCCTTCGAGCTGGCGATAGGCGTTGTGAAGGCCTCCCTTCATCGCGTCGCCGAAAACACGGGCCTTGATGGTCTGAGTGATGTCGAAGCCATCACGGTCTTTGGAGGTGGTTTGCAGTGCGACGATGGCCCAGCGCTTGTCGCCTTCGCCCTTGTCAGCCACGCCGATTACAGTGCCTTTGATGATGATGCTCATGGTGTGTCTCCGAGTTAGAAGCCGAACGCATCGGCAACGCATGGGGTGCCGCGTTCGTTGATGACAACGAACCACTGGCGTTCGGGCTTGGTGCCCTGCTCTTTCAGCCGCTCGACGGCGGCGAATGTTTCAGCGACCTGCTGTTGCAGGACGGTGGTATTGATGCTCGACCGGAAGCGGCGAGACTGCTCGAGGCGTTCGCGCTGGGAGCGACTGAGGGACGTACCCTGGAAGCCTGAAATCCTCATGCGGCCTCCTCACAAGCGGCTTCCAGACAGTCAGGGCAGACGGCAAAATGCGGCGCCGTGCTGAGGTCTGGGAGCTGATCAGGACGTGGCGGCGACTGCTCAAAAACCTGCCCCATGGAGCACTCGCACAGATCGCAGAAAACGCGGCCAAGGATGATCATGCCGCCACCTGTAGGTGATTCGGGCGGCGGTACCAAGTCGGCATCGGGAGCACGTCGACCGGGATAACTTCGCGGCTGGCGGTATGAACGATAGGGCGGACTTTGAGCGCATCGCACGGGTTGGCGATGTCGATGCCGATGCGGCGAAGACGGGCGCGATGGGTCTGCACCGACGACTTGTTAAAGTCGAATTTCGCCTTGCCGGTCATCCAGAGCATGGCGTACTGGGCGGTTGTGTAAGCCGCCTTGGTGCTAGTTACGATCTTCTCGGAAACGAGGTGATCTGCGATGGTCTCAAAATCCATAGCCGTTACCTTCAGTCGGTCGTCTATCTTCAAAAATGCGTCGTGGATGGTCTGGAATCGGGCTTCGTCGAACATGCCCCACCACGCGAGCCCTTCGCGCAGCAGGTATTCCCGCTTAAGTTCCTGCTCCATACGAACTACGCCGTGCTCCTCGCAATAGGCGATCAGGTCGCGCAGGTACTTCACCTCGGCCGAGTCGTCACCGAAGTTGCGGCGAGCCTTGGGGAGCAGAAATTTCAAGATGGCTTTGGCCTTGATATAGGCCTTGCGGTACTGGTCGCGGGCCTGCCAATCAACGGTGCAACCGTCGTCGTAGAGGTGGCCAACCTTGTAGCCGGCGCGTTGGGTGCTGAGAGAAGACACGTACTGAAGTTCGTTGCCCTTCCCCACTGCCCGGTTCGTGGTCAGATCGATGCGGGTGATCCGCATGCCATCGCCAACGGTCGTGTGCTTGTGCGCCTTCTCGACCGTCTTGATGTAGGCAGCGGCATCACCTTCCAGCTCGGCCGCTTTAACGTCAGCACGCTTGCCAACGATCTTGCGACTGACAACCCGGGACGTTTCGGCCTGCATGAAATCGAGGCGGGTGCAGCGGGTAAGTGCCGGCATGTGAACCGGGTTCCCCTCCTCGTCTTCCAAGCTGGCCAATATGCGGTTGTAGACGGCAACACACTGTTCGACGGTGCGATAGCCGAACAGGTTGTCGAGACGATCAACCGAACTCGGGTTGCCTTCAATGATCAGCTTGCGACCGTCGACGCGGATCCGGATCGAGGTCGAGTGAGAACCTTCATATTTCACGCTTGGCTGACTGACGCTCAGACGCTCGCCGCTTCGGCTGCAATAACGCTCGATGGTGATACCGGCAATCTTCGGCAGATCGAACGGATACACCTGTTCAACCGACAAGTAGTCGATGAACATCGTGGATCTCTGGTCGGTCGAAGCTGTCATGGCAGTTCCCTGTCAATACCTGAATACAGGCATCCGAATGCCGGTATCCTAGCAATGAGGAATCTCAACATGCAAGCACTTAAATACCGGAATATTGGAACTGGACAGGTGAACAGTATTTACGATCTGGACAACATGAAGAGCCAGAGCGAACGAGCCATGACGCTAAGCGCAAACCTGAAGAAGTTCAGGAAGGCGAGAGGCCTTACGCAGCCCGAAGTTTGGGGGCCTGCCGGGATAAGCAAGTCAAGCTACACGTCATACGAGGCCGGGCTTGGGATGCCGTCCGGCGATAAGGTGGTGGCTCTGGCAAAAGTGCTTGGGGTGACGACAGATGAACTTCTGCTTGATGAGAGCGAAATGTCAGTATCTGAGGACCTGCGACCCATCCTGAAGCGATTTGACGCCCTCCCGGCTGAGATCAGAAATCAGGCTCGAATAGCCCTGAAAGGTGTTCTGTTCGGATACGAGCAAGAAGTCATCAGGTAAGGGTTCACCATGGGATTCCGGGGTAAATTGGGGGTGTTACAGCACCCCCACCCGCTGCGCTCCAAAAAGCGGCGCTTCTCGCGACGGAATTACCATGACCTGACCGACTCGGGTGCTGGGAGTCCTGGGAGAGTGCAAGGCAGGGCCAGGGCCTGCCGAGGTAGCCGATTTGGTTGATCAGCACGCGGATGGAGTTTTGAGGGGGACAGCAGGACGGGGACGCGAAAGAGCCTCCAGAGGGCCGCATAGGCCGCTGGGGGCTTTTTTTGTGGGTCGATGGTTGGGGCCGCTGCGCGGGTGTCGTCGCAGGGGCAGCGCGGTACGGCTGGAGGTAGTACCGGCGACTAATATGCCGCAAGCGGCATGGTCGAGGTTACTGACCGTTCAGAAGGTCGCCCTGGGCAACATGGTCCAGCAAAGCGCGAGCTGAATCGGCAGCGCGGTCGATAGTCTGTTTCTGAACAGCTACAACCTGCCTTAGATCAGCGATCTGGCGGCGCAACTGACGGACTTCTTCAACCAGCCCAGGAACATCTTCGGCAGCGATTTTGTAAGCCTTGCTGGCAACACGTTGGCCGGTGTGCATCTTGAGGATGTCGACCATCGGCTGTTCAGCGTCAAATTTGATTAGCATTTTGGTACCTTTCCGTTCGACCAGGTTCGTTCCTCGATCAGGGAAATGGTACCAAATCATTCTGCTATCTCAAGGCTTTTTGGTACCGTTTTGTCGATTGCCGGCGAGAACCTGGATGATTAAATGGTACCGTTTACGCATCGCATAACCGCAGGTTGATGTTAAACATCCTGCCGTGGCCTGCGGATAATCCCACGGCGTCTGCTCAACATAACCTGCAATCAGATTATGCGAA